TCGTTGAGCGCTAGTTCCTTACGCGAGGTTCCAGTGGTGATAGTCAAATAGGCTTTGTCAGTAAGGAACTCGACAGCACCTGCTTCTGCAGCAGTCATCAGGTTGCCACTGGTAAACTTGAGAGGAGCCGTTGTCGCAGCAGTTGTACCTGCTTTGAGATGCAACAAAGCAGTCGGCGTTGTAGTGTCACCGACTCTTGCTTTCTGCACGATAAACGTCTGTCCCGCAGAACTAATACGAAAGTTCAAAACACCACTGCCAAATGTTCCATTTTGAATATTGGCTTTGGTGTCGCTGGTAATGTCAAAGTTTCCGTTGTTGCTGTAAATAAACGCAGACGAAGTCGTGTCTGCGTACAAAGCCATGCATCTGCCCGTTGCATCCAAGTCGCAAAGAGACAAAACTGGGTTGTTCAACACTCCAATTACGTTATTCAAAAAAGTGAATCTTGTAGATGCGTTTGGTTTAAACTCTACAACTGCATTGGCAGAAGAAAAACTACCCGTTGAAAACCCTACACCAAATCGTAGGTTTCCTGCGCCCTGCAGGAACATCTGATTTCCTGTTGTGATATTCAAGTTGCCAGTCATCGTGTCGCCAGCTTTCAGCACCCAAGGTTGAGAAGCTGTCGGCAGGTTCTTCCAGTACTTGTTGACGGCATCATACACAAGCAAGTCGCCAGTAGCAGGCGACGTGATGTACACGTTGTGCAGTTCGTCTAGCTCCCAGCCGTTGTCCACCTTGACGTAGACTACGCCGACTGTCGCATGCTGACGGACACAGAAGCCCAGCAACACCCCGTGGTTTGGAGCGTTTGGCCGCGTTGTCGTCATCTGGCCAGATACGGTGCTGAGCCAGATAGGCGCACCTTGCGTAAGAGCCAACGTGTTGATGTTTTTGACCAAGCCAGTCGTTGTGACATAGCCTTCTTGGTTGACGGCAATCGGTTCAGCAACGATGCCGATTGTGCCAGCCGAGGTGGCCTCAGTCGTGGCGTTGGCCAGCTTGATCTCTTTGTGGCTTCCTGAACTGCCCGTGATGTAGACGACCTGTCCCTTTACCATCGGAGCCGCATCAATGTTGCGGCAGCGGATGACTTCTTTCTCGCCAATAGGGATCGAGACGTTGCCACCTTTGAGTTCAAACTCGATGGTGCCGTCTGTATCGTTCCACACCATCTTGCCGACGTCCGCAGTCTGTGCGACTGGCGGAGTCAGGTCGATCTGCAGGTTGCCTACGGAGAAACCGCAATTGGCGTCACGCTCAGGGATGGTGTTGGGGATGTCGTTGGGAGTCACGCTCGTCAGGGGTACATATCCTGACGGCGTGATGTCCCAATTGTCGCCGCCCGTGTTGGTCAGTTCACCTGGGTTGATGATCACCCGCTGTCCAGCGGTGTCGAAGTTGACGCGGTTGCGGTTGATCATGACACCCCCAGAAAATCGACCTCCACATTTGCCCTAGGACGCGCGTTTATGCGCCCAGCCTAGTCAGCGGTAGGCGAAACAGCAGAAACGTCCTGTGCGGGCGATACGGCGTCGGAAAGCGAAACGCCGTCTGCGACGTCAGAAACTGGCGACACTTCGGCGCTAGGTTCGATGTGCAGCTGCACAGGAGCTCGGACGACATAGCTCGCGTAGCCGAAGAGGGCAGCGACAAGAGAGGTCGTGACGCCGAGGTGCCAAGGCTTGGCCTTGCTGCCTTCGTTCTTGGCATGGCCGATGTTGACGGCGATGGCGTCGAGGACTTCAAACAAGAGCGGCACCTTGTCCTTGACCGACTGCGGCACAGAGGCGCAGACAACGGCGTTGGTGACAAGCAGTACCAGGACAACGAACTCAACATGCTGGTGCATCGGTAGCCTCCACAGGGACGCAGAAGATCAGCCCCGCCGAGCGCTTGTCGGAAGGACCGTTGAACAGCACCACCTGCCTATGCAAGCGGATGCCGTTCTGTGAAGAAGAGCAGTCGATAGCTAGCTTCTTCTCAGGGTCGACGACAAATCCTATGTGGCCTGCGTGGCGCTTGGATGTGCCGTCTGGGAATTTCTGTACCCGCCCACCGTAGACTGCGATGCAGCCTGGTACAGGCTTGGCAATCGGACGGAAACGGGTCTTGCGGTTGAGCGCGTCTGCACGGATCCAGTCCGTGTTGCGCCACGCCTTGCCGTCGAACTTCTTTTCGCCAAGCACCTGCCAGACAAACGCAGAACAGTCAAGGGATCCGTTCTCACGGATGTCCTCGCCGCCCATCTTGTACTTGATGTCGCGGCGGGTCTTTGCCCAGGTCTGTGCGCCTTCCAAGATTTCTGACAGATTCATGGATTGCTCGCGACAGGCTGTGCCGACATCTGCGGACCAGTGTAGCCCATGCGTACAGTCGGAGGTGCGATCAGGTCGAGCTTGCCTTCCATCCGCTCAAGGCGCTTATCAACGACGTTGACCTTCTCCTCGATGCGGCCTTGGTACATGGCAACCGTAGCGACGGTAGTGAACAGCACGAACAGTAGGCCAGCGATGGCGACGATCGTGTTCGTCTTTGCTGCCCAGCCTTCACTTGGAGTTGTCATGGCGTTTGTCCTTGTGCTTGAAGTACTCGATCTGCCTCAAGCGAAAGGCGGCCTCAGCCCGAGAGCGGTACTTCCCCATGGGTTTCCCGCTCTCGGACTTGACCTGGTATTGACTGCCTGATTTTTCAATCATGACAGCCCTCTGTTATTAGCGCCCGTCGATGGTGTAGGCAACCTTCACACCGAGAGCAGGATCCGCGGTGACAGCGGCGCCAGTGCCAGGGTTGACCGCGTGGATGACAAGGTTGCCGCCAGAAATCTGCGCAGCAACAACACCGATTGCGCTGAACTGCTTGACGCCAGCAGCGCAGATGATGGTGCAGTTGACGGGCTTGTTGTCAAACGTGGCGCCCACAGAGACGGTAACCGACGAGGCTGCGTTGGCAATCGTGGCGATGCCGCTGATGACTCGGCCAAGCAGCGGAGAAGTCGTCGACGCCCCAACGCAAGCATGGCTGAACACGCCAGCAGGCGAGACAACGGTGACGAAGTTCAGCACCGTAACTGCGTCGGCCGTCGGATACAGCACAACACCATTGGTGTCGGTATACGCCGCATTGAACGTCAGGCTGCGACCACCGACAGCATCCTGCTTGACCACCAGCGTGAAACGCTGGCCACCCTTCGGGTTGGTCGGAGCAGAAAGCACACGATTGCCGCCAAGGGTGACGACAAACACATCGCCCAGAGAAGCATCAAGGGCAATATTGGCAGCGTCCACCAAGGTGGTGCTGGCAGCAGTCAGGCGCTGGGTCAACGGATCGGTAATGGGTCCTGCGATAAAATCAGACATGGCACGCTCCAGATGTGGCTAGTCGCCACCGCTAATCCGGACGTTCGCGACCGCGCCGCCGGCAAAGTTGTCCACAAGCGCGAAAGCACGGATTGCTCCCGTCGCCTCGATAGTCGAGAAGTTGCTCGTCGTGACGTTGACCGACGCGATACGAGAGAACCAGGGTTCGTCCACTGCGTACTGCAGGAACACCTCGACATCGAAACTTCCCACGCCTGCAGTGTTGAACGAACGGATCGTCAACTTGCGGCGGTTGGCACAAAGCACACCGACTTTGTTAGTCGGGTTGGGTGCCGACTGATTGACGGCAACATTGACGACGGCCTCTTGGCCTTGGTCAGTGAGCAGCCGTTGCCACTGTGAATGCGGAGTACTCATCACGCCCCCTTGGTCTTGCGGTAAGAAGCGCGCTCTTCCGCAGTCATGTTGCGGTACGACTTCTTCGTACCGTCAGGATTGTACTCAGCCTGCACATCCACTAGCGCGGCTTGAGGCTGCGCGGACTTGAGTGTAGCAATTTCCTGCTTGATTGCAGCAATTTCTGCATCCTTGTCCTCGACCAGTCGGAGGAGGTACCCGAACACATGCCCATAGGGAGTGTTGGCAACCGTGTTGATGCCGTACTCGACGCAAGCATGGCGTCCGTCGCTCACCGCTTTAGAGGTCGGAATCGCTTGGCCTTGCATATCGAACGAGAACTTGCGCATCAATCCTCCTGGTCGTCGTCGCCTTCAATGTCTTCTAGGGCTTCTCTTTCAAGCCCAACCATCATGTCGTAGAAGCCATTGATCCTGGGGTTGTCGAACATGTGTACGAGAATTTCGCCGTTAGGCTTGTTCTCTTTCAACGCCTTGATAGCATCAACGCGCATCTTTTCCAACCTGATAGCTTCATCGCGGGCTTCGTCTCGCGAAATGAAGTTCATCGGCCAGCCGTAGTTCAAGCGCATCTGGGCTGTCTTGATGGTGGCGTTGATGTGCGCCTCGCTGATGGTAGCTGCGCGGATCTGATCTGCCATATTGGGCGGAAGCTGGCTGTTGAACATGCGCTCTGCGTCGCTGATGACGTTGGCCTTGTGTTCCATCTGGCGGTGCAACGAGGCGATGTAGGCGGCAGAGTCTACAGGGTTGGGCATGACCCACCCGACTTCTTTGCCGATCGGATCTAGAGGGCTGACCTCTGCGCCGTACATGTTCTTGTAGACAGGCTTACCCTCCATCTTGGCTTTGACCTGCTGAGTCGCGGACGTGAGCGCACGGCCAAACGGCATGACAAGCGGCACGTCTTTCGTAAAGCCGATGTTCTTGACGTGCATCGTCGAGGGAAACGTAGCAAGCAGGATAGACCGCAGCGTTGCCAGCGGTTTGCCAGTCAGCCCTGGGTCACCAGGCATGGGCATCGAACCTGGGTCGTTGAAGTTCCTGTAGTTTGCATCGAAAACTTGCGAGACGGCAGGACCGTATACGCCAAACTGGAAGAAGTAGTCGCTGCCAGCCCTGTCTGGGTTGATCTGGTGCAAGAACGTCTGACCGCCAATAGGGTCTGTCATGTTGAAGGTGAACACGTCGTCTGGCTTGCCAAAGGCCTTGACCCAAGACTCAGGCCAGCCCATAGCCTTCAGCGCGCTCTGGAACTCACCGACAGTAGACAGGCCTACTTCTGGGATGGAGCTGCGCTGCAGGTGGATCTTGGCAAGACGGCCACGCAGAGCGCTTTCGCCTGAATCCTCATTCAGGATCTCATGCTCGTTCATGGCGTTCAGGCCCTGTTGCAAGACGTAAGCGCCCCACAGGGTAGGCTCATTGAGAACGCGTCTGGTGTACTTGCTTGTCTGCCACAAGCCGTAGTTGACAAACAGCGGTGCGCCGACAAGAGCAAGTGGATTGTTCGCGAGGTCGCGCACGGCTTCGGGTGCGCGTTCGTGTCCGTACACATGCTCTTTGACGAAGATTGCCGCACGCTCAGGGTCGAGGCCGAGTTTCTTGCGGGCAATCGTGTACGACCAGATAGCGCGCTCGCGCTCCATCTTGGCAGCGGCGTAGGTGATCGCAGTCTCGTTGAGATACCTGTTGAGGTGCGCCATGTACTGCGATGGCCAGATAGTCGGCCTGTCGGGGTCGTCGACCCTGTAGTTCGCAGCGCGAGACTGCTGGATTGTCTGGTCAAGACGGCGCTGGGCCTTGTCCTTTACCTGCTCAAGCCTTGCAACCTCTGCCCTTGCTGCGTCCGCAGCAGCCTTGTTCTTGTACTCGTTTGCCGTAGACAGCTTGCTTCGCGCTTCTTGCAACTTGAGTTGCGCTACCTCGATTTCATGCTGGTTCTGCAGCATGATTTTCTCGAAGTTGCGGGTGAACTTGGTGTCGTTAAACGCCTTCCAAGTCGCAAGCGTTCCAGCCTTCACTGTGCTGGCATACGCCCGCGTGTAGGCGGCAGCCCTGGACATAGCGCCGACACGATCCATCGGGTCTGCAGCCTTGGTCGTCGCCTTGTAGATGTAGTCGCCTTGCTTCATGACAGCGTTGCGCATATCAAGCGGCAAGTCGTTGAGTACAGGGCCGACGCGGAGATTGAAACCCTGCTGCTCCATCTCGCGCATCATCGGCGAAAGCACGGCGCCTTCTGGGCTGGCAGCAGTCCTGTCAAATCTGTCAGAAACAGCTTGAGCTTCAAGCAGCAGTTTCTTGCCTTCGCCTTTGTATGGCGTCAGTCCGCTAGCCACGATAGTAAGTGTCGGATCCGTCAGGGCGTTGCGCACAAGATACCCAGGCTGGTTGAGCATGGTGTGCGTAAAGCGGTTGAACCTGAGCACTTCACCACCAAGGTCAGCGATTACCTTCAACTTTCCGTTGGTGTCTACGGCTTTCTCAAACCAAGTCCTTGTCATGTTCAACTGGTTTGCCAAGTCTTCGCGGATGTACTTGTCGCCGAGCTTGCCGTACACAAAGTTGTACGGGTCGTTGCTCGCCGCCTTTCCTTTCTCTGCAACCCTGCGTTGCCACGGCTGGATATATCCCGCCTTGGGTTCGTCGGAAATCATTCCAAGCTCAGACAGCTTGTTGTAAATGAAATCCATGTTGGCCAAGTGCTTGTTGACCGCCATAGTCGTTGTGACTGTTGCAGCCAGTGCATCGTGCAACGAAATGTCGCCTTTGTTGACCAAGTCGACAAAGCGATCGTTGCTCTTGGTTTCAGACAGCTTTCGCTTGAAACGAGGCGTTTGCACAAGACGCGAGACATCCTTGAAAGCAGGCGCTTCGCTTTCCAGTTGGTCCAAGAAATTGGTCATGCGGGCATCTGCTTCGATGGCATCCGTAAACGCGCGAGACAGATAGCGGTCGAACCGCTTGGCAATGACTGAGGGGTCGTATCCGTAGTTCTGCGATGCTTCAAGACCAGCTTGGTTCATCAGGTCTACGAGCTGCCTGCGCTTTCCACCAGGTTGATTAGACCAAGCGGCAAGCGCTTTGACATGTGCGGGAGCGGTAGGGTTTGCAGCCATGCGTGACAGCGGAGCAGACCGCAACAACTGCAACACACGCTCTTGGCCTTGTGGGCTTGTGCGCATGTCGTCAACTATGTTCTGGTACAGCTGGTAGACGTAGTCTTTGCGGAGTTCGCCTAGCTCAGGGATGCTGATGTCGAACGTAGGTTTGCCGTTCGCGGCATCGTTCTTCCTGATCTGCTCAAAGGCGCGGACGTAGCCGTCTCGGCTGCGCACATCTGCACCAGGCACCCAGCGGTATTCCTTGCCAGACCACTGCATGTCTGCTGCGGCCAAGAAGTTTGGGTCTGCTTTGCGCGCCTCTACAAAGTCTGCTGTAGTCTTTACGAGCGCCGCAGCCTGCTGGTCGTCTAGCGTGTTCAACTTGTTGAGCATGTCCGTGAGGCCGCTCAACGGGTTGATGTCTTGACCTGTGTTCTTGTTGGCGCGGACAGTCTCCAGCACGATGTACGGGATGGCCAACTGCGCCGTATCGACAGGCATGCCTCTGGCAACGAGGTTCTCGCCCAAGGCAGTTGCAATTGCCCTGCTGTCTTTGTCCAAGACAGGGACGTTGTAGATAGTCTCCGTCTGGCCCAGCGTGCCTTCAATGGCTTGGAACTTCTCAAGCTCAGTAGCACCCTTGAACGCAGGATCTGCAAGCTCCGTCTCGATGTCCCGCAGCAAGTTGTAGTCAACTACTGCGTTCTTCAGCTTGTCGACGACGGGACTGGACACCTGGTTCTGCGGAGAACGTGCAGCAGCGATGCCGCGTTGCAGTTCCAGCTTGCGCTGCGTCACGGCATCAAAGGCGAGCTCCTGCCACTTGGGCTCAACTACGGTCTTGCCGCGCTCCAAGATGTCGCCGACAGTGTCGCCAAGCTTTTCGCGGATCTTGGTGTCGTATTTCGACAGTTTGGTCAGTGGCTCGTAGACAGTCTTGCCGAATTCGTTGAGCAGCAACGGCTCACCCTTGACCGTGCGCACAACCTCTGCGTCGACTGGAACTACGGGCGCATCGCTTGGAGCCACAGGACGCTCCACAGTGGGCTTTGCCGTAACAGGCGTACCCTTGCGGGTCATGCCCCATTTGGCGCCGTGCCAAACAGGCAGGATGCTCTCAAGCGGGTAGGCGTACAACGCCTCAAGCGCTTTCTTTCCAGCGTTGGGGTCGCCTTTCAGTTTGCCTTCAACGTATGTGTAGGCTGCTGGGGAATATCCAAACGCCAATCCTTGTACAAGCTCTGCGGTAGCCTCTTTGGTTTCTTCTCCGAATTTTGCCAACTGTGTTTGACCCTTAGCCCGCTGCTTGGAAAGAGATTCAGCGCCCAGCTTGCCAAACAGTTTTTCTGACAACCAAGGCATGCCACTGTCGTACAAAACAGTTGCCGCATCGGTCAAGCCCGTTGCTGCTGCGCCAGCCGCTACGCGTCTTCCGACGATGCCCAACTCCAAAGGAAGAGATACAACCGTGCCCGCCACGCCAATGGCACCAGCAGCTACGTTTGCACCGAATTGCACGGCCTCCCGAACGGGACCGCCTTCCAGTTTGCGGTACTCTGGGACAAGCGGACTACGGACTGTAGACTGCAAATCTCTTGATGCCTGGGCGCCGCTCTTCTCTTGCGGAGCTATCAACGACGGCAGTTGCGCTACTGTCTCGCCAGACACAAGCTCGCGGACCCGCTGGATGCCTTTGCCTACAGGGATGCCGAAGAGTTCGAACTCTTCGAGTTCCCGCTCCTGCTCTTGCAGCGCAGACGGCTTTTGTTGTGCGGGCGTTGCAGCAAGTGGAGTAGCGGGTGGAGCAGCGTTCAGTTGCTTGATAAGTTCTGGATCGGTCACAGCAGAAGGAACAGAAACCTTTGCGCTGGGTTTCCCTTCTAGTTGTTCAAGAATACTTGGATCTGTGACCTTCGGCATATCATCACCTTAGTCTGCTGAATACCAGCTTCCACCGCGTTTCTCGTACTTCTTGCCGTTGATTGTCTTTGTTTCTGTTACTGGCGGCAATTGAACAGTTTGAGAAGGAGCAGTTCTTGCTGGTGCTGCTGGAGCCGTTGCGGGCGCTGCTGTGGTAACACCGATTCTCTGCAATTCTGCGGCTGCTTCTTGCGCTCGTTTTCTGGCCTCTTGGCTGAAGTCTTTGTCGGCAGCCCGCACAACAGCAGAAAGTGCCCTGATGCGGTCACTATCTCTGACCCCAGTTTGCTCTTGTCCTTTGCGAGCAGCCGCAACTTCCAAAGCAGTCTTTGCCTTTGTTTCTTCTGACCTTTCGCTAAGTTGAGCTTTAGTTCCAACGCCAGACGGGACATACCCACGCGCAGAACCAGCGTGGAAGTCCTCCAAGAACTGCCTTCCGCTTGCTCCACTGCGCTTGATGGATGCTTCCAAAGCTGAGAGCTTGTTGGCGGTTCGCTGTGCTTGGGTCGGCTCAGCAGGCATATTGATAAAGGTGTCCATGTACTCTTTCTGCAGCTTGCTCAAGTAGCCAGCGCCTCCGCCACCGCCTGTGCGCTTGGGAGCGTACTTGGCCTGCATCTGCATCTTGTACGCCAAGCTCTCGCGATCCGCCTGCTCTTGCGCCGCGATTTCCGCAAGGCGCTGCTGGTGTTGCAACTGCATCTGCTCGAGGTTTGCAGCCCGTGCAGCAGCCCTGTCGGCGCCATGCTGCCAGTCGATAGGCAACCTGGTCGGCTGCTGTGGAGCAAGGGGCTGGATGTCAGCAAGCTGCCTGAGCGTAGCGGCCTCTTGCGAGGCTGCTTGCATCTGCTGCTGAGCGAGGATCTGGCGCTGTTGTGCGTCCTCTGCAACTTCTTCGTTGGTGCGCGTGAGTGCCATCTGTTCCCCCTGTCCTATTCAAAGGCGGTTGTATCAACTCCAGCCCCGTTGAGCGCGTCCAAGATAGCTTCGTTGTCGTCGCCCCAAGTGTCTGCCAAGACTTCTTGAATAATGTTCGGATATGTCTGCGCCAGATTCTTGAGAGTCTGTTTTGGCATCGTTTGAAAGGCGTTGACAATCCAGCCTTCCGCGTCCGCAGAGTATGAGTTGAGCCATTCTCGGATTTGTCCAGCGGTGTTTTTCAGTTGAATATCTTTTTCGCTGGCGGCTCCGCTGAGCGTGGCGTTGATAGACTCAAGCCATTGTCCCGCAGTGAGATTTGGCCCGTACTGGTTGACGGCATCGGCAGCCAGTTTGTTGAAGTCCATGTCGTCAACGCTCAAGCCAAGGTCTTTTGCCAAAGCCATCATTTTGGTTTTTGTATCTACCACAGCGTTTGCATAAGCCATCTGGTTGGCAAACTGCTGCTGTTTGGCACCTTGCTCCAACTGTGCGCGCTCGGCTTCATACTGAAGACCAGCCAACTGGTTGGCGTAGTTCTGCGACACTTGCGCAATGTTGCCGCCACGGCCAGCAAGACGGCTCTGTGCCGACATCATCATGTTCTGCTGGCGGATCTTTTCGTCAAGCAGACGGCGTTGTGCAACATCAAACTCCCCGCCGACGTTGTACTGCTGGCCCATCTTGTTGATTTCGTCTAGGTAGTTGTACCCAGTCGCTGTCGGCGTCGGAGCGGCACCACCAGCAGGAGCTGTCTTTGCAGCAGCTTCTTCTGCCTGCTTCTTCATAATGGCTTGTGTGTCAAAGTCAAATCCGCCTTGTCCCTGCGGAAAGGTTCCTCCTCCAGAATATGCAGGTCCTTGTCCAGACGGCAAGAAACCACCAGGGCCGAGAGTTTTCAATTCTGGTGTCGGAGGTGTTGTGGGCTGCGGAGGGGTCTGCTTGGACGGCTGTGGCGCGGTGGGTTGCGCCTGCTGCTGTGGTTGAGCTGATGATTGAGCGGGCTCTGTAGGAGCAAATCCCTGTTGACCGCCGCCAAAGAAGCTAGCGCCACCCTGCTGGTTCATCTTGATGGGCGTTGTCCCTGGTAGCGAAGGGCCACCAGGCTGCGAAAACATCGTAGACACGCTCGGAATGGCGACAAACCCAGCAACAGACGGCGACATCGGTTGCGCAGCGGTCTTGTACTGTGCGCCTTGGACAGCTCCGCCGTTGAGCGTGCCGCGCCCCATAGGAGCGGTGCTTGGCGTCGGGATGTTGGTCTGCGCACGCTTCTGGTCAAACGGCGCCTGCGCGCGCTGCGCAGGAAGACGCCCTGCGTTGGCGCTGGTTTCGCCAGAAGTCGGATAGCCTTCTTGCTGGGCGATGCCGTTGCTCAGTCCAGTCTTGCGGGGGTCCAACAGTGCCATTTTGCACCTCTTACGAACGCAGCGGGTTCTTGATGTTGATTTGCGACATGCAGACGTCAATGGCAGTTCCAACGCCGATGGTTTCCACCTTTACGCGGACCCAGTCGCCATCAGCCAAAGCGGGCAGGTTGTTCAAGACGGCAGTCTGGCAGTACAAGTCGTACGCGGGATCTGCAACCCGATCGGCCAACGTGGTGTTGCCCGCGTTGAAGGTGATGAAAAGAGGCAGGTCTACCCACACGTCAATGGCCTTTGGGCCACTGCTGTTGGAAGGTGTAGTCTTTTGCCACTTCACTACGACGCTCTGACCTGCGGCAAGCGGTCCAGCGCCAGCAAGACCGAGGCTGGCGGTAATCTCCATGCCCACAGGCGTGCCACCTGCATCGACCTTCTGGTATCCACCGTAGGCAATTGCAGCACCTGGACCAAGCGGGCCGACGTTACCCTGACCAGACCAAGTGTACTTGTACTGCAGCAAGTTGTTGGAGGGGATAGCGCGCAGGAAGTCCACGATGGACTGGAAGTTCTGCATGACGGTGTCTGCGACTAGCGCATCGCCCGCCTTGATGAATTGCAGCTTCGGCCCGTATGCCATCTGTCCCTCCGCTATCTCACGTTGACGATACCCGCGTTGCCGTTTGCAGACTCAGTCAGGTTATCAACCCAACGGTAGTCTAGAACAAAACTGCCGACAGTGCGACTCCACATGTTGCCGCATGCCGTGCCCCAGATCGCGCCGTCTGCCCAGTACACGTCGCTGTCACCTGCTACCCTGCTCGCGTTTTCAAGGAACCTGTTGTTCTGCGCCGAACAGTAGTCTCCGTCCACCTGCAAGCCCCTTGGCCCAGGTGTCGAGATGACGCAACCGTCTACGAGCGCTGCGTTGCCAGATACCAGTACAGCGGCGCTAGTAGGCCCTGCAGCCACGCGAGTAGTGCGTTCGAAGCCGACGTTGCGGATCTCGCATTGATCGGCTTGTAGGTCAAGCAAGAGGCCTTCTCCGCGAATCGTTGCACCCAAGCCCAAGATGTTGATGCTGCGGTCTACGGTGATTGTGCTGTACGCGTCGTAGATACCTGGCAGCAGCAAGATCGTGTCCCCGTCGTTGCAGGCCCTGAACATGTTTACAAGGTCGTCAGACGGTGCGCAGACAACCCCTACCATGTTGCGCAAGCGGAGGCGGTCTTGGAACAGTGCGCGCAACGCTGTATCGACAGACAGGTTGCCTGTCGGCAGCGGTGAAGACGGAAAGACGTTGCCGACATTCCTGTTGCTGGGGAACCGCACTATCCCCTCCGCGTGCCGTAGTTGGGCACCATCTCGACAGACGTGGACATGATGAGGGTCGGCGACGAGTTCTCCTCAAGGACGACCTTGGACAAGGCAATGCGGAACCACTGCGTCACGCGCGACGGAATATCGATGCGGCGGTCTACAGGTGCGAGAGGATACCAGCGCTTGATCCAAGTGTTGTTCCACCCGGGCGGGAAGGTTCCTGTGCCACCGTACATGCCTGAGTCAGGCACACCTGGTGCAGACTGCCAATACGAAGCTCCCAACTGGCTTTCGCGCCAAGTGCTGAGCGCTTGCTCTGAGGTCACAGAAGTCGTGTCTGTGCTGTTGACGATGTCCGTGTGCCCGTCTTCGGGAATGATGTGCAACGTCAATTCAGGGATCAATATGTCCACTTCGTTGGGACGGACACCCATCGTGCGCATGAACAAACGGCGTTGCAGCTTGTGTTCGCTATCACCGAGGAACACTGGCGCCGAGATGGCCAAGAAGGCGAATCGGTTCTTGTCAATAGCGGTAGTGGTTTGGTAGCTGAAAGCGTCATCTGTGTCGCCGTGAAGGACGCAAATAGAAAGCATCGGCGAGTCGGTCGTGTAGCTCTCGTATGCGTAGCACTGGGCAAACAGCAGGGTAGGATCTGCTTCCGACACCATGAGGGTGTGGCGGCCTACAGCAGCGCTCTTGGGCGAACTGAAGTTCTGCTGCCAGTACTCGTTGGGAGCGACGCCAGCAATCTGGAACTCTGGCGTAGCAGGCTCGACAGAATCCAGCCACCACTGGTTGCTGGTCGGATTCCAGCACAACACCAAGTCGTTTCCTTCCTTCTGCGTTCCAGAAGTAACAGCAATCGCGACGTAGTTGTTGGCCGCGTTGAACACCGCACATGCGTCGTCTGACTTCGTGGTCAGCGCACGAAAAGGCATGGCCGCAATCTGGCCGATGTCGTATGTCGGCGTGTTGAAGTTCCACCGCCAGAAGCCCTGTGTGCCTTCTCGGAACAGCGTCTGGATCTGCTCGGACACAATCTGGGGGATGCCGCTGCCATCCCAGCCATAGACGTTTGTGTCACCAAGGAATATCAAAGCTCCTTGCGTAGTCTGGCAGAAAGCACGCTTGCCCATGCACCCGATGTTTGTCGAGACAATCTGGAACGAAATCTGGTTGGCAATGTCGATTGCGCCAGACAGAACGCCCATTTCGTATTGCGACCAGACGACAAGCCGTCCAGTGTGCGAAGCCATCGCCGAGATAGGAGAAGCCAACGGCACCTGATAAGTTCCTGAAACTTGAAAGCAGTTTGGAGACAGTGCGTCCGAAACCATGATGTAGTACGGATTGAACACAACACCGTTGTCGTCTGGCGTGATCAACACTGGACCAGGTACGCTTGGATTGTTGCGGACTGGCGCAGCCGAGTTGTTGGCCTTGACTGTTTTGTCGAAAGCAATTGTCGTTCCTTGGGCAAACCCAGAAAGGACGAGCGACTCAAGGTGGAAAGTGACGATGCTGGCGCCGTAGATGGGTCCTACAGCGTAGTTGCCCGCAGTGCCGTTGTTGGTGTTGCGAAAGGCAGAGATGATTTCTGGGCGGTGGATCGAGCGCAGGGGTTCCCAGCGCCACAGGTACCCGCCGTTGCAGAAGAACACCGTGTCGACAAACCGCGCAAAGCAATACGTCTTGTCTGTCGGGTCCGCAAGCATGTCGTCAAAGCTGCCGTACAAGGCGCCGTTCTCTGCGGGCACAAGCAGTCCGATCGCAAGGTTGGCGTTGTCGGTAACTTTCTGTCCGCTAGTGGTCCAGATGTCGAACTTGTTGAACGGAGCTCCGTCGTTGCGGATGCTCAAGATCCATTCGTCACCTGTAGGTGCAGAGAACAAAAACGAACCCAGCGGCTTGCTTGAGTCGTTGATTGCGTTCTCGTAGTCGCCTACCTGATAGGCAAAGCCGTCTGGCGAAGACGGGTCCGCAACTGCGGTGTACGTCTTCGGCGCGTTCAGCACTTCCCAACCTGGGCGCGTCTGCAAGACGCCATCGACGATGCGCCCGTTGACCAGCAAGGACCAGTCCATTGGCCGCTGCTCTGCAACGGACAACTGCATCGAGCCTTGCTGCGGCTGGTAGTTTACGATAGCCATCAGCCCACCCCGCGGACTTGGACAGGGTTCTGGATCTGCTGGTCAATTGCCAGCGACTGCTTGCTCGACTCCATGCGCGAGTCGAAGATGCTCGACAAGTGGTTGTCGGGGTCGCCGACAGCCGTCTTCGCCTTGACCGCAGCAAGCAGCGGCACAAGCTCGTGGTGGTCGAACAACTGCGTCGGATTGGTAAACCGCCCTGGTACAAGCAACTCGTTGTTGTCCGCAGTCGGCGTGGCGACTGTCGGGATTTGGAACAAGCTGATGATGAGGTCGGTCTGAGGCACAGGCCAGCAGTAGATGTCAGGGCCAAGCAGGCAGTAGCTGTATGTGATGCTCGCCGACAGGTTGCTGGGATAGCTGGTCGCGATAGACGGCACAACCGTGTAGTTGTTGAACTTGACCTCGTACAGGTCGGAGATGCGCGTCTTGGGAATCATCGGGTACGGCGGGTTATCCACGTTGACGTTGCCGATCTTCTGCAAGACGAACACGCCAAGGACACGGCGCACGTCGCCAATGGCGTTGCCCGTAGAATCAAGCCTAGTCGGGATGTTGATCTTTGGCGTCATGGCTGGCCAGGTGAACTGCTTCTCACTGGCAAACCACTGCGGGCAGATCGACACAAGGCGGTTGTACACCTCGCGGTTAGCCTCTTGGATGATGCCGTTCAATTGGGCATCGCTCCAAGTCTGCGCCTTGGGTTCGTTGATGTACATGCGGACTAGCGCCCGAGCTTCGCCAAGGTTCATGGCTTACCCCTGCCGGCCTAGTCTGTCGCGGACACCGATACCGGCTTGATGTCACCGCGCATTTCTTTGAAGGCGCTGCGTACCTTGTCGGGGTCGATTGCTTCTACAGTAGCCTTGACCTGCTGGTCGTGTTGCTCCTGCAGCTTCTTCCGCTCGATTTCGGCGTACATGCCTTCTTTGTACCGCATCGCGTTTGCACGCATTTCGCGTAGCGTATCGTGCAGTTTGTACATGTCTTCGCGAGGAATGTCATCCAAGAAGCGGAGCGGCAGCTTGCCGCTTTCGCCGATGGACCACAGTTCCATCTTTTCAGTCCTGAGATTCCACATGACCTCTACGCCTGGGAACTCGTCCTTGATGACGGACAGTTCGTCAGCATCAAAGCCGTAGTAAATCCCACGGCGTAGATGGGCCATGTTGTGCAAGATCGTGTATGCACTCTCGTTCACAGGATACCCTCGATCTTTTCGTCAACGTACACGTTGTCGTTCACGTTGGTGCGAGCCGAGTAGACGACCTCAACGCGGAACGACCAGCTATCAGCGCCAGCGGCGTTGTCGACAGCGAACGCAATGCCGTTGAACGAGGCGCTCATCTTGACCAAGTTCTTGTCCAGAGCAGCCTCGTCAGCAACGACGTAGGTGTTGGCAAGTTGCTTGATGTTCAAGCCACCGACAATGTTGGTCAGCGATGCGGCACCCTGCTTGACGGCAAGCGTCAGGGGTCCGACAGCAGCGCTGTTGTTAGCGGTGACCACAGCAATCTTGCGGATCTGCTTAGGGCCAGTGAGCGGGAATTCAATGGTGGCATCGCCAGCGCCAGCGACGTCGAAGTACGCGCGCTGCAGGCCGACAAACTGATTCTTCTTGACGTTGTGATTGACAATCATGGCGTCCTCGTTGGGGCTCAGCCCAAAGGGAAGGCCGAGCTAGGAGGGGGCAGGTACAGCACCCACCCCCTCCTGTCGGCACGCAGCCTGAGTCTACAGTTACAGCGGGGCGTTGGCAATCTGGATGCCCTTGACCGCACCGTGGCTGTTCAGGTTCTGGAAGCCCATGTTGAAGTACCACTTGAAGGCACCGTACACGGCATCCTGCTGCTGGAACGACTTCCACTGACCGCCACCAGCATTGTCCCAACCAGGCTCAGCCATCGTCTTGAGCCAGAACACCTCTTCCTTCGACAGGAAGAAGGTGATGCCGTAGGGGCAGTGCATGTCGTAGATCATCTTGATCGGACGGCCACTGGCGAACTCAGGCTCCTTGAAGCCGCCCTTCGCCTCCTGCGCAACCAGACGCTGATCGGGGATGATCGTACCAGCGTAGGTGTCCTTCATCGTGGGGTCGTTGACGATAGCCGTCTCAGGACCCTGCGACACGATCTCGATGTTACGGTTCAGCTGGTGCCAATCAGTCTGGTCGAACGGACCAGCCGACTGGATCTTCTGCGAGAACCAACCCAGCGGGTCGTTGCTGGTCACAGTCACGCCTTCGATCGACTGGGCAACGCCACCGAGGTCCTGCTGGTACAGGATGGTGCCGAGGCCCTGCGGCATACGACCGTAGCTGTTGTTGGTCGCCAGATCGACGTCAGCGTAGCACATCCAGTCATCAGCCGCGGGCTGACCACCAGTGCTCGACAGCACGGTGATGCTCGCCGTGTTGGCCGAACGGTTCACGCTGTTGATTTGCAGGTGACCCTTGACGGTGTACACGCTGCCCGAAATGGTGCCGTACGACAGCACGTCGCCCGGGATGAGATAGCGCGTAAAGCGCTGCGCACCCAAGTCGTTGATGTCATAGCCCAGCGGACGGCTGACCGTGATGGTGGTGACGGGAGGGCCACCAGCAACACCAGTGATCTGGTTGATCACGCCGTTGAGCGACTGCTCACCGGGAGCCAGCGCAGCACCGTTGCTCTTCTTGAACGGGTGCAGGCCGTACAGCTCAATGTTCAGCTTGCGCTTGAAGTTCTCAACCGCGAGCTGGACGATCTTGTCGGTGTTGCGCAGGAAGCCATCGGCATCGCTCTTACCGAGCATCATGTCGAGGTTCGAGAACGCCACCAGCGTCGCGATCTGCGTGATGGGCAGGGTGGCATCCGTGATGACGGGCTTGACCGCACCAGGATACTTTCCGCCTTCCGCGTAGGCCGTGAAGCCGCCACCGGGGCCAGTGATAACGGGGAACACGAAATCGCGTCCCTTGAAGTCGAAGGACGGCGCAGCGTCCAGCCACTTGTACAGGTCAAACTTCAACGGAATGGTCTGGGCGACCTTACCGTAACGGCGCTTGAGTAGATTGGGTACGGTATTGACACCCTCAAACGCGGTAATAGGAGTAGCCATCACACGCTCCTTGGGTCACACGGACCCACTACAATGATCGTTCCTAGCACCGCGCTAGTGCAGACCATTCTTGATTGCCTCCCGAAGGGCAGAGGCATCATTCTTGCGGGTCGTATCAAACATCTGCCGCCAAGAGAGGCCTTGCGGCTCTGGCATGGACGACGGAGGATTGTTCCCGCGACCGATTGGCCCTGGCGTCTTGGCGCGCGGGGCGAAATTGTGCTTGAGCGGCTCCATGCTCTTGAGCATTTCCTGAGCCTTGCGGATGCCGATAGCGTAGCCTTCGGGCTTGTACCCGTGGGCGTGCCACTCTGCATCCACAGTGTTCGCTGCCATGTTCTTGAGCGACTGCACTTGGGGCGAGTCGGGCCATCCTTGGAAGATGTAGTCGACTGCACGGCCAAGGTCGTTGCTCACCGACGACACAAACGCCTGTTGCGCTTGCTGCGCCTGCTGCTGCTGGACAGCCTGCTGCTGCTGCATGCGCTCGCCTTCAAGGCGCTCCATGAGCATGCGGTTCTGCTTCTCCAGTTTGGCGATGTGCGCATCGGTCTTCTTGAAGAAGTAGTCGGGGTCATCGGGGTCGAGCGCTGCAATCGGATCGACTTCCTCTTGCACTTGCTCCTGCCTGCCGAGGCCCATCTGAGCAAGAGCAGCCTGCACCGCAGCGGCGACCTGGTTGGTCTGCGTCGAAGCGAGTTGCTGCTGCATCTCTTGGAACATCTGCAGTTGCTGCTGCTGCATCTGGAGCATCAGCGACTGCATGTCCACAGGTCCAGTCTTGGCGGGCTTGCCGACAGGCTGCTCGACTTGGACTTCGCTTTCGCTGGAATCGCTTTCGTCGCTGTAGTCCTCTGCGCGCATATGCTCGCCGAGGTCGCTGTCCGAATCCTCTCCTTGCGTGCCGCGCGCAAACTCTGCCATTCCCGACGCGAACTCGTCGCCGTTGGGTAGGTTGCGCCACGAAAACTGTTCGCTTCCGCTGCTTTCGCTAGTGCTGGTCTGGACGTTGTTATCAGCCACGGGCTACTCCATTGTTGTTGCGTTGATGACACCGAGCGCCGCGTTATCCCTTTCGCTCACAGGGGCATTGATCGGGATGACAGCATTCGACGCGTTAGCGGCAGGTACTTCTGCCATGGCGCCTACCGCATTGTCTTGACCACCCTCTTGATTTGTCAAGCCGTTTGGTGGTGCTTGGCCCATTCCAAGTTGCGCTTGGACAAATTGGCGGTGCAGGTTGATGTGGTTTCTGTAGTTGTTCTTGATCTCTTCGTCGTACAGGTACCACTTTTCCTGCTTCATCTCCGACAGATGCTCTTCCAAGTGTGCGGCGTGATCTTCAAACTCCTCGACGCCAACCATCTGCACGGTCAGCATGAGGTTTTCGTTGCGCGCACGCTCACGGTCGAGGTTGCTGCTGCCCATGGCATCCTGCACGTCACCAAACTCCATAAGCTTGAGTGCGCGGTCCTTGTCGAGCATGCCTGCCTGGTACAGCAGGAGGATCTGCTCGCGCTTGGCTTGACGGTTCAGCGGCAACGCAGAGTCGATGCTCATCTCGACGTCGCTGTACTTGATCTCATTGGCGACAAATGCGCGCACATCGCTCTCTGCGTTCTGGTCGGAGACTGCGTACAGCAGGTCAAACTGTGCATTGTCGCGGTACAGGTTCAGGATCTTCATCGCCGAACGCTTCAAAAACGAGTGCAGGCTGCGCAGTGCAGGTCCGAGCTTGGTGTTGTCCTGCTCTGCTGCATACAGGCGGTCTTTGCCGCTTGTAGCCTGCTCCGTGTCCGTCACGCCCGAGGTCTGTCCTAGCAGCGCATGGAACGTATCGATCATGCGGTAGGCAGAATCCGAAGTAGGCTGCGGCTGTACAAAGGTGGGCTTGCCAGACGTGTCGTTGTAGCCAAGGACTTCGTGTGGCGCACCCGTAGGGATGTCCATGTTGGCGCCGCGGGGCTGGACCCAAGCGCCGAACATACCGCGTGCGCGGCCATCGGACAGTTGCGACAGCAATCCGTTCAACTCGATCTGCGGACGGCGCGCATAGGTCATGGGCGTCGTACCGTAGAAGTTGTCGCAGTCGGGATCGAACTCGCAGTAGATAAACGGGAACTCGCCGCCCACGAGTTCGTCTTCAAAGTGCAGCACGTTGGAGCCGCTGATGACGGCGTAGAACCCTGTCGGGTACTGCTCGCACGGCTTGTACCAGCACTCGATGATGCGGCAGACGTCGTCTGCAAGCAGGCGCTGCGGGTTGAGCAGCCAATCTGGAGTCAGGATGGACGGGCGGGTACCTGCGGCATCGGCGTAGACGCTCTTGCCCCAGCGGCGCTCAGCGACCTCTGTGGACATGTACGACACGCGCATGATCCACATGGCATCGCGCAGGCGCATAGCGGCAGGATCAACGCGCATCTCGAAGTTGGACACGAAGTGGCAGACAACGTCGCCAGTCCTGACCTTCTCGGTCTTGGGCTGCTCGACGGACAGATCCATCACGTTGGGTGCGACAACGACTTCTTTCTCTTCGCCTGCGGTCGGATCCCAGTAGATATGCCACCAGCCGCCGCCACAATCGACAACGTCTCCCGCCATGTAATCGAGCTCGCGCGACAGTTCGTTCTTGCGCCAGTACCAGCGCAGCAGGTGTTCGCATGCGCGGGCCGTAGCGCGGTCGTCCGAAGAAGACGTCGCTGGCGTCACAACAGGGATAGGCTGTTGTGCCGTGAACTTGGAGATGAGCGTACGGCGCTTGTCAGAGAAGACGTTGACCGTGATGCGCTTGGCGTTCTGCGGGACAGGAGCCAGCATGATGGTGTGGTCACCAGCGCTAGCCAGGTATTGCAGACCCTTGGAGAACAGCTTGTTCTGCAACCAGTCCGTGGCGATAGGCAAGAGTCCAGTCTCGCAGGTGCGCATCCACTGGGTGATTTCGCCTGCGCTGGGCGCAAGCGACTTTGTCTCTGCGCCCTCGTAGCCCTTGGTAATGGGCGGCGATTTCGTCTTGCCCTGTGCCATCTAGGACTCCTTATTATGGCGACGTGCCGTAACGGCTTGCGCGGGTAGGATATAGATTGGGCTGTTGAGGTTGGCCGACGTTGAGGTTGGTCTGTCCTTCGTTGGCCTTGCGCCGCAAGTACTCTTCGTACACGTTGGCAGCGCCAGGGGCGGCGCCGTACAGACTCTGTTGAGTCTTGGCGGTGCTGTAGGGGTCATCCGAAATCAAGCCGCCGAGCGCGCTGCCAAGCTGTTGACCAGCTTGAGCACCACTAACAGCACCAGTAGGACCACCCATTTTGCCGCCAATAATTCCTCCAGCAACAGCGCCAGCAATTGGCAAGCCTTTGTTGACCAGCTTGTCGGACCAGTCCTCACCAGTCTTTTCCAGTTTGACTTTCTGCGTGAACATGGTGTCCTCCTATTTCGGAACGTAATATTTATTTGGCTTGAGGTTGGGATCGTCTTCATCCTCAGGATTTACTCGCGGCATGTAACTTGCAACCCGAGGTGTGGGCATCGGTTGGGTTGGAGCAACAGCGGCAACAGCAGGCTGTTGCATAGGCATTGTGGGTGTCGCAGGAGGTTGGGCTTGCGCAATCTTCTCTGCATCAATTTCTGCAAGCATCTGCTTGCGATCTTGACGCATCTTGGATGGATCGGATGGCCTGTCAAATCTAGAAAAGTCTTTCGCTACACTGCCGATACGCTCTCCGAGTTGCTCAAGCGGAAAGTCACGCATCCGCTGCAACGGATTCTGCATCTGGCCACCTGGTTCGCCAGAGGTGCGAGGCGCTGCAGCAACGGCGCCATCTGCATTGGTCGACGGCAACTTGCGCCAGAATCCGAAGTCGGGCGATGTGTCGGCATTGGTTCCAGGCGGCATGTTGTAGCGTGCCAGCGGCTTGGACGCGCGGTCCATCCAGTCCGACATGTGGTTGATGTCGATGCCGATCTTCTCTGCAACCCGACGGTACTCGCGCACATCTTCAGGCTTGCCCATGTCGAGGACGACGTCCGAACCGTCTGCGTTGACGAAGTAGATGCGGTTGGCGCGGTCGTCGCGGATCGGCACGAACTGGTAGCGCATGTTGGATGCGGCGGCTTCGCGCGCAGCAGCACGGGCTTGGTTGCGCAGGTTCAGGAAGTCGCGGTAGTAGGCGTCGTTGCTGTCCGCGGCGTTCAGCATGTCCGCGTAGTATTTGTAGTCGGGACGGCCAGACGACGTGTTGGGGACGACGCTTGTGTCTGTGGGGGCTGGAGCCGCTCCAGCACCTTTTTGCGAGCTTTGCGCAATTGAAGCGGCGGACTGGGCGGCAGCAAGAGCGCCCGCATCGCGAGCGCTCATCGCCTTGCCCGCTGTGCCTTTACCCTGCTTTGACGTCGGTGCAGCCTGCGTAGGTGCAACGCCAGCGGTAGGCAACGACGGCATCAAATTCTGGTACATCGGGTCTTGCGACGGATCGTACTGGTCGCTCGGACTTACCGCTGCAACAGAGGGCTGTTGTGGCGTTTTGGCTGCAGGTTGTTTTGCTGCAGGCTGTTGTGGTGCAAATTGATTTCTGATTGCACCGGCAACAGATTGCCCAAGCTCAACAGCCTTTCTCAAGGGCGGGGGCAAACCCGCGGCACCCTGCGTCAAATTCAAATAATCAGAAGCAAGGTCCTTCCCAGAATAGGTAGAACCACTAGGTTTGAAAGCTTTTTGAAACTCCGTAACAGAAGCTATTTTCCCTGTTCTTTTGTTGAACATGTAATCGGACGAGTCAAGAGTGTCTGAGGCGCGAACGTATTCCCAGTCTTCCGGTTTACCCCAATTGCTTCCAGCGCCCGCCGATGTCGCCTTTTTATTGGCATCAGATTGCTGTGTGGCTGCTGCCGCCGCGGCCATACCCGCTGCATTTGCAGCAAGGGATGGCGGCACTCCGACTTTATTGGGGGGCATGGGCGGTAGATTGGGAACATTGGGAAGGCTTGGAGGGCTTGTCGGTGGCGATGCAGCGCCTGTGGGTGCGCCCTTTTGTAGATACCAAGGTGGAGGCAGCTGATGCGATGGAGGTGTGCCATACGCAGGCTGCGGGATGGGGCCTTGTTGACCGACAGTATTGGCTGTTCCACGGACCCTGTCGACTGGGACCATCTGTCCTTGTGGACGGACGTTGCCCATAGCGTCAACATAGACGGTGCCTTGGACGTCGCTTGGACTGTTTTGTGGAAAGCGCACCTTGGGAGCTGGCAAAGCGCCAGCGCTACCCGGTGCTGGCCGCCCTTGGATCATTGCCTTGCGGGCCGAAAGCATCTGTGCTGCGCGCGGAGCAATATCTGCCAACACCCTGCCTCCACCTGGGAGCATCGGGGAATCCATAAGGACTCGCGTTTCAGGCTTGTACCCTGGAATCCGCTTGGTATCAATCTGTGCAAGCTGTTCTACGCTAGGGTGGATTTCTTGTCCAAACGGCCCCAATGGGTCAATCCTCTTGGATTGGACTGCGTTCTTTGCGGCTGCAACAAGCTCTCCAAACTGCTGCGGGGTAATCTGTGCGCCAGTCAAGGAATTACGGTAACCCTTGGTCCCGCCTTGGCCGATAATCTCAAGCCACTGCCCGACGTTCTTGCTCGGATCCAGATCGACAGCCATACGTCACCCCTCAGTCGCTAGATTGGAACGACGCTTTGAGCGCCGCGAGTTCTTCGTTCTTCTTGCGCAGGTCGGAGTCGGTCATCAAACCCAGATGCTTCTGCACTTTGTCGGACTGGACTGCGGCAAGCACAGCGATAAGCCGTTCGCGCTCGTTCTTGGAGTCGCGCATGGCGTCCTGCAACTGCGTATCTGCGACCTTGATCTGCCCGCGCAGGCGGTAGATTTCAAGGCAGAGCAGCAGGAAAACGCCTGATGCGGAGACGAAAGCGGCAATCTGGTACAAGTCGTTCAAGACCCACCTCGCGATGCAGTGTGCAGCAATACTGCCGCAAAATGCAACTAATCGTTGTCGTAAACGTGGTTTGTTCCTGACCACCAAGCGTTGCCGCCGCCAGGCAGCTTGCCGTCGTCGACGGCTACTGGAGAGATGAGCGAACGATCGGGCATGCGCTGGACAACTGAGGACATGTCGCGAGGGGCGATTGCAGCCATGGCGTCCTTGACGGCTTCCTGACGGGCGTTGTTGACCTGGTGGCGGGTCTTGCCCGCATCGAGCGGGAACGCGTCGTCCAGGTGGCAAGCGATAGCTGTGCAGATGACATGGTCGTCGTTGCAGTTCTTGGCCGCTTCCTTCTTGCCCGTAGTCTCGTTGACGATAAACGTGTGCATCTCCGAGTACAGATCGTCATCGGGGTCGACCAGCCTGCCGTCGCGGATGTACCTGTCAAGCGTAGCGAGGCACACAGCGCGGTTGCTTTCCGACATCCAGAAGCCGACTGCGTCCTCCAGCTTGCTGCCATCGATGACGTTGATGCGCGGCCTGCGCAAGAGCTTTGGGTAGTTGCGGTTGCGGAACTCGTTGATGTGCGCTTCGCCCTTGTTGGCCTCGATTGCGAGCAGCGGCAGGCCGTACCAGGACAGCAGACGCTCGCACAAGTCGCAGAAAGGCGACGGCTGCAGCTTGGATTTGATCTTGGCGCACAGCACGAAAGAGTCCATTTCGCGCCTGTAGATCTTCATGACAGACCAGTCTGCTTGGGCAGAACCGCCGAAACTGGTGTCCATGACTGCAAGATAGCGGTTCTCTTCCATGACCTTGGGGTCAGGCTTCTCGCGCACCTTGTAGACGCGCATATCCATGTCCATGTGCAGGCTGCCGTTGCTGTCGTAGGACAGGCCGCAGTTGACCATCTGGTCGCGCATGGCGTCGCACTGCTTCTTGATGGCGTCGATTTCCTCATGCTCGTAGGCAAGACGCGCAGCAGTGAGGAAGCACGATACATCGTCGTCGCCGTACTCCTGCTTCATGGACAGGATGTTGCCGCCGTGCCTGTTGCGCAGGGTATCGCACCACCACAAGTACTGCTGGCAGGTCAGGCCGAAGCGTACGATGCGGTTCTCTATGTCTTCCAAGACGATGGGTTTGCCCGTCGCCGTAGTGCCCATGGCGATACGGTACTTGTCATCCCCTGTGTCCCGCCACAACTGCCAGAAGTGCAGTTGGTCTACGGTTGCCGTGAGAACGTAGTCGTTCACAGCGTGCCACGGCACATAGTACGCGAAGTAGTCGGACAAGCCCTGCTTGGCCTCCTGGTACATCGTGTAGAACTTGCCGTAGGCGCCCTGCGGCGTACTCTCGACGACGACCCCTGTATTCGAATTGAGATAGACGGAAGACAGCGCTGCAATGAAGGTCTGGTCGGGTGCGTGCCAAAACGGGACCTCCGTGAAGTGTGCCCACTGGTAGCCCGTCGATCGGCCTACGGAGTCGGCAGTCTGCTTTGTACCAGCAGTGTAGAAATCCACAAGCGAGCCGTTGTCGAGGCACAATTGCGAAGCGTTGTCAATCACTACCTTGGGTGCAAACCACTGCGGCAGCGACAGGAACACCTGCTTGTAGCGGCGTCTGAACTCGCCGAGGTAGTCCTTGTGGTGCAGGACGAGCATGATGCGCGTATTCGGGCTGCGCAGCATCATCCACGCCATCCAGTGCACGATGAGCAGCGAGCAGCCCCACTTGCGCGCCTTGGCGACCACACCGAGTACAGGCTTGCCCGTGACCAGCCTGACGCACAGGAGCTTGGCCAACTGGCGCTGAGGCCTGTTCCAGACGAACTGCACCATCCGTCCGTCCTTGCCTTCGATCTTGCACTTGAGGCAGAACTCGCGGAAGTTGTTGAGCAGGATGCGGCGGATGTCGCGCTTGGACAGACCAGGTACATCTGCGAGGCACTGCCGCTTGGGCAGGTTCTCCTGCACCATGGACATGCTTACATCGCGCATCTGCTTGGCAAGTTCGGGCCCTAGCCTTGCATCGGGGATCATCGCGCGGATTTCCTTGTTCGTCGTGAGGATCGAACGCTTGTTCTCCACTGCCGCCTCCCTGCGCTGTATCTTCCTGGCCCTTGCGAGGTTGCCGAGCCGCTCGCCTTCTACCATCTTGCGAACGGCATGCTTGCACCACCGCACATCCCTGTTGCACCAGTACCCGCGCACCCGCATGCACATAAGCAGAGTCTCGTAGACTACCTTGTCGAACCTCGACTGCGGGGGCTTGCCGTAGTACTTCGTCTCTTCCGCATCGTCGTCTACTTCTGGCTTGCGCACATACTGCATGCCCATCGCGAGATACGGAGCTTCCTCCGCCCGCGTAAGCCTCTTGAAGCGGAACTTGTGTTCCTTGGGCATGCCTACTCTTCGTCGTCGAAGCCCGTAAAGTCGAGTTCGTACAGCATCTGTTCCTGCTTGCCCGCAGGCAACCGCTCTTCCTGCTGTACAGAACCCGCCCTCTCCTCCAGCTCCTCTTCCCCTAGATTGCCGCAGACCTTGGCTACCTGCAACAGCGAAGAGAACCACTTGCTCCTGTCTATAGCCCTGTCGGCCTTCCTGTACTCAAGCATCGCAAGCTCCGCAAGAGCCTGCATCGCCCTATTTGGATACCCTACTTCCGCAAACGCACCCTCTACAGAATGCAGCTGGGAAAGCACTTCTGCGTCCGATTCCTCAACCTCTTCAACCTCTTTGACTCGACGGCCCATAGGTACAACCTCCTTGACAGATCTATCTGCACGCATACTGCTCCGCAATCGAGAATACGCCTATTCCTTTTTTTCTCAAAGTATGCTACAGGGGGGGAACCTTAGCGCAGCGCGGAGGGGAGGCAGTACGCATCCAATCTCCGCAACACTAGCAGGGACGAAGTTGCGTAGCAACAAGTCACGTCGCGAGTGTTGACTATCCCAGACAAGACTCCTTCTAGGATGTGTACGCGGCGGGGGTATAGGGGTCGGTCGTTAGAACGACGGTCCATGTCCTGAGAACGACAGCCTGCTTCCAAACGACACAACACAGCAAAAAAAAACAAATCTGGCAGCAGATACAGTGTGTGAGAGGGGCTCGACAATAAAGAAGACAAAGCCAGAACCAACCTCCCCTTATACCCTAGCCTCCCCCCTCCCCCTTAGCTGTCCTCTGTCCCTCTGTCCCTCCCTCCCTCTGCCACTGTCCTTGGTCTAGTCGTACTCTGTCCCTCCCCTAGAGTTATGCCACCCTGTCCTAGTGCTGTCGTCGGCAGGGAATTGGGATCGGTATTCCTTATTATATAGTGCAGTGGTGGAAAGGCGGCAATCAGGGTACTGTAGGCTTGCTCCAGGGTGCCGTCCTACCCTGACGCTGACCCCATGCCCTACCCCCTACCTGCCCTACCCTGCCCTGCGTTCTCTGGTACCGTGCGACGCGACACTAGCCGACAATTGCTTGTGATATAGATAGCTTGCAACTTTATTTGCTGGCGTTGTAGAAAGTTCTTGACACTGGTTTACGGTAGTCCTAGACTGATGATCGTCGGGGCGCTGATGCCCTGTCACTTGGCCCTGTAGCGGGGCACTGGAGCCAGTCATGATCGACACCGTCCAAACCTTCGCCTTCATACCTGATCAGGTCCGCACCTACTCGCCAGATCACGGCGTGGAGCTGCTCGCCATGCGCCCAAGCGGCGACGGCTGGATCGTCCTTGGCGCTCGCCGTTTCAACAACCTGCATCCGTTTGCGACGTGGTACGCGGCGCCGCATCCGTATCGCACCGGCAAGCTTGCCTTGTACAGTGGCCGCTACTGCGAGACTCTCGCAGAGGCGGAAACGAGCTATGCTAATCGCGGCTAGCCTGTACCGGTGCTGCCCTGCAGGCCTGTGCTTGCAGGGTAGACCGGTGCAGACCAGCACCCCACAGCTAGCGCCAGCACATCGGCGCAAGGAGTTACTGCTATGAATGACATCCGCGATACTTACGAATTGCGCAACCTTTGCTCAGGATACGAGGAACGCGTCTTTGCGGCATACCTTGCCGTTGTTCACGGGCTGCTAGGCAAGGTCGCGACAAAGCGAGCGATTGCCGAATTGTACGCAATCGCAGAGCAACTGCCCGACGGCGACCGGCGCGACGATGTCATGTCCGATCTCGCCACTATCTGCGACCACTACGGCATTGAGCAAGATCAGTTGCCCTAGTTGTCCGTCAACCCTAGCTAGCGCCGGCATATCGGCGCATCGGAGTACACCATGCCTACCAATTCCCACGTTCTTCCTTCATCCATGCTCGGTCGCGTCGAGGCGATCCACGCTATCATTGACGCAGGCATCCGCGGCCCGACACAAACCGTCACGGGATGCGATTTCCGCGACACTCCCGATCTGTTCTATCGGGAATGGATGCGCATCACACAGTACCAAGGCACGTTCTTTCGCAGTGCACCATCGGACGACCTCAGTGTGCGCGTCGAGGGTAGCCACGAGACTGAGAGCGGTGAGTTTATCGAATTCGACGCTATCCTATGCCCCTAGCTTGTGCATTCCGTGCTGCCCTGCAGGCCTGTGCTTGCAGGGTAGATCGGAGTGCATACGCTCCCACAGTGCGCCTGTAGCGGGCGCGAGAGGGTACAACATGAGCCAGATACTTTACCGCGGAGCTCCGATCGGCGGTGCATATTCAGGCAACGACATCCAAGCGCTTATCGCGGAAGCAACGGGCAACGCAAAGACGGGACCGGCGCTCACGCTGTGGATCCTACCCGACACTGCAGACGGCGGCGCCAATCCGTGGGCGCTGATCAAGGCCCACGGTAGCGCGTCAACGTGTGGCGATTGCCCGTTGCAGGACGGACGCTGCTACACCCATGCTGGCGCGTCGCAGGTACTGACTGCTGGCGCTGCGTCGATCGTCAAGGCGCGCAGTTGCGACACGGTCACGCCATCCAAGCGCGTCCGTCGCGCGCGGTCTGCGGCATTCGGCGACGCCGCAGCGTTGCCCTTGGAGGTGCTGGAACGCTGGCGCGCCATCCGCGCGCAGTACGACCTTGCGCCACTAGGCTACACTCACGCATGGCGCACGCGTCCCGATCTTGCCGTCGACCACATGGCCAGCGTCGAGACTGTCGAGGACGCTGCGGCAGCGCGCGCGGCTGGCTGGCGATATTTCCGCGTGCGTCCAGTCGGCTCGCCGTTGCTTGCTGGCGAGATCCAGTGTCCCGCGTCTGCTGAGTCTACTCGCGCCAATGCCATCGATTGCAATCGCTGCGGCTTGTGCGACGGCAACGCGCGCGGCAGTCGCCGTCCTAGTGTGTCGATCGAGGACCACGGCGCTAGCGCCAAGGTCGCCAAGCGTGCAGCTAATTCGCTGCGCATCGGAGCCTAGGCTAGACTGCAATCCGCGCCCCGGTGGGCTTGTCGCGGTCCGACTCCGCGACGCGGATCCGCTGCAATCCTGCAGCAACTCGCGCCAGATTATCGGCGCACAATGAGGTCACACTATGATCATGCGTCACCAGTGCCCGCAGTGCCTTGCCGTTCACACTACCGCGCGCGGTCTGTGCCCTACCTGCGACCGTCGCCAGGCTATCGCTGACGCTGCAGGCACTGCGATTGCGTTTGCCATCGTCGCCTTGCTTGGCCTTGTCCTGGTCGCAATCCGCTAACGTCTACGCTGGCGCCAGCATATAAGCGCAGGAGTATCCCATGACCTACGTTGACCAGTTGATCCGTGCCGTGCACGACAGTTGTCGGCACAACATGCCGCAGCATATCTACCACTGCGCAGACGTTGACGCAGCGCGTCGAATTATTGAAACAGAATGGCGCAAGTTTGCCGTTTACGACGGCGAGCCAGACTCCGACCACTACTACGACGGCGACGTCATGACACTAGACGGGTGGACAGAGGGAGGCACGCGCACCATCAAGATCTACCTGCACCGTGGAGGTCGAGATGCTGCGTTGTAGCTACATGTCGCCGCCGCGCGAAGGCGACTGGCTGGCTTACACTGCAGACCGTAGCCAGTTCATATCGGCGCGCAGCCTCGACGCACTGCGCACAAAGGTGCGAGTCCTGCGACGCAAAGGCGCTGACTTGGGACGCACAGCCTACCTGCGACACGGCCAAGGCGTTGACGCGTACGACACCGCCCACCCTTGGGCATTGTAGCCACACACTGCGTGCCCTAGTGGGCCAGTCCAGGTGCGATCCCTGGTCACGCAGCCGCTGCATCTGCAGCGATGGTGGCGCCATGATCATCCGCAACCAGTGTCCCAATTGCCTGCGTGCCCACGCACGCGGGCGCGGCTACCTGTGCCAAGACTGCGACGACGCAGCCGCGAGGATCAACCGCTCGCTCGACATCGGCGCCGTGGTCTATCTCATTCTGGCGGCGCTGTTTATCTACATCTTTGTGCGCGACTAGGGGGCGACTATGTACCTGCAACTTGTAAACCTTACAGTAAACCAGCAACACGCACTGCAAGACTACTTGGACACACCTATCGGCGACTGGCCTGAGACTGACAAGGCGTGGCGCAAACTGCTAGGCTTGCTGCCTGATGACAGGCGACGCAATGCCAGCGTGACCGCTCGCAACCTGGCGCGTGCCAAGCATGCGCAAGAGCTTGTGCGTCTGGCGTCTGGGTCCAGCTGGTACAGCCTGCACCCGTCACGCAAGGGCAGGTAGCCTCTTGCATATGGGCACATGCGCCCGCATGATATTGCCTACGCCGCCGCTGCGAGGTAGTTATGGAAGCGCCCAAGGGAACAGACTGCAAGACCAAGTGCAAGAATTTGCTGGCCATGTTGCGAGCGATGCACCTGCTGCACCACACCGCACACCTGCAAGCCAGCGGCGAGACGTCCTACCAGGATCACCTGCTGTTCGAGCGCCTCTACGGCGGGCTTGTCGGCGAAGCAGATAAATTTGCAGAGAAGTTGGTTAGCCTGTACGGAAACGACGCCGTCGATGCCGTCGATCAGGCTGGACGCATCGACACTATCTGCAAGCGCGCCAAGGAAGCGAGCAGTGACTTGGTCAAGCGCTCCTACATGCTCGAAGAGGGCCTGCAGGATGTCATCGACGCGGTTCGGACTTCTCTCAAGAATGAAGATAAGCTATCAATTGGCATGGACAACTTCTTGCAAGGATTAGCCGATACCCACGAGAACTCAGGCGGCATGCTCAAGCAGCGCATGCGGAAAGGTTGACACCTACGCCGCCGCCTGTATCATAGACCCCGCCACCCGCTGGTAGCGCAGCGATGGCAGAGGAAAGCCAGTGAACAAGAACCTCCAAAGTATAGCGGACTTCACGGGTTGCCGACTGCGCGCTACTGGCTACGCGCAGGGACGGACGCTACCTCCCGTGAAGTCCGCTATGCGGTGGAGGGCAGATGCCTCCCTCTTTCCGTCTAGTCTACGCTGACATCTGGCCGCAGCTAGCAGGTACGAGCGCGCTATCCCAGGCGCTGTACTTCAGGCTTGCTGCAGGCCCCGACGCCAGAGCATTCCCCGTCACGCCGATGCGCATGCGAGCGCTTGCCGACGATCTGCAGGTATCCCTGCAGGCGCTGCGCCCCGCTCTGCAGACGCTCGTCGAGCGCAATCTCATCATGCTCGACAACGCCGCAGCGCCGACTCTTGCCTACTGCCCAGCAAGAATGCGGCACGAATTTCCCCGACATCTTGCCCACCACAAGGCATGGTCACGCCAAGTTCTTGACTACCACTGGGCTAGCTTCGGTCAGCAACTCGCTGAAGATATTCAACTCAGACCCCCCACCCCTTACCCCACCCCTCCCCCCACCCCTACCCCCACCCCTTACCCCAGGGGTGGGGTAGGTAAGGATAAGGATACAGATACAGATAGTACTTCGTACTATCTATCGCATGCTGCTGACGCAGCCGCCGACGATTGGGATCGGCTTGTGGCAGACATGGGCAGCAAGCAGGGTACGCTGCTCGACGCAGCAGATGCCCCTAGGACGCGCGATACGGGCGCGAAGCAGGCCAAGGCTATCCTCCACAGGAAACTCGCGTCTGAGGCGGCAAAGCGTTGGTCGCAGACTATGGTGCCGCCCAATGCGCCTGTGCAGGCAGACGCTGCGTGGATGAAGCTGAACGCACGCAACGTGGCTACCGTAGTGGCTGCGCTTGGGAACATCAGGTACTTGCAGACTTTGTTCGAGTACAGCAAAGACAACCTGCCCTACTACGCTGGCCTGCCCTACGGACAGCATGCCCAGGTCAGGGTTTGGACGATGACGGAGTGGTGCAGCAGGGCGAACATCGAGAAGGTACACGCCCAACTTGCTGCATGGATGCTGCGCGAACACGGCAGGGAGACGCGGATCGTACTGGACTGGTCGCGCAAGCCTGAACCCGAGATGCTGGAGGACGTGCAATGAACATCGCAGATGTGTGCGACGTGACGGCAGAGCGCGTGGTACTGGCTACGATGGTGGCCAACGGCGAACACGCAGCCAAGGCGTGGCAATCGTCGGGATGCACTGTGGACATGCTGACGGACAGCGTGGTCCGCAAAGCCGTGTCCGCGTGGCTGGATGCCTACGCAATCCGCAAGACGGCAGGATTGCTCGACGCTACAGCGACGTTGCTAGATCAGGAACGCGACCGCGTGATGGCAGACCTGCACCTCGACGTTGCAGACTGCGCACCCTACCTGCGCAGTATCCGCGTACACCATGAGCAGCGCGAAGCCATGATCGCGATCCAGCAGCACATGTGGGCAGCAGCTACGGCACGCAGTCCCGAAGACAGGCTCGACGCACTGAGCGCAGCCAAGGCGGTGCATGTCCCGCGCATCGACGGGCAAGCAAGCAAGGACAAAGCTACGCTGCTGGCCGAACTCTTCGCAGAGGATGTGTCGGGTGTCGAGAAGCTGCCGCCCGTGTCGACCTCGCTGCGCTGCTTGGACAACGCAATGGCTGGGGGCTTCCGTGCGAACAGGTTGTACATCCTGAGCGCTCGACCTGGTGGCGGCAAGACCTCGTTGGCGCTGGCGATGATGGCGTCCGCATGCAGGGCTGGCAAACGGGTCATGTTCGTTTCGCTGGAGATGGAGGCGAGCGAACTGCACCGCAGGCTGGCAAGTTACCTCTCGGGAGTCCCGCTGCTCGGGTCGAGGGCTGCGACACCTACGGAGGCTGCCGCATTGCGAGATGCCTACGCGCAGATGGCTGGATGGGACTACGAAATCTGGGACAGGCCGCCGCGCAGCTACGACGAGGTGGTGCAGTGGCTGTGTGCGCAGCACGAGACGAAGCCGCTCGGCATGGTCATCCTCGACTACCTGCAGCTGCTCCCCAGCACAGGTGCAGAGCGCGATGATCTGAGTATCGGCCAGCACACTACCCGCAGCAAGAACCTGGCCAAACTGCTGGGTATTCCGTTCATACTTATCGCACAGCCCAACCGTGCGGCAGAGGTTCGCGGCGACGGACGCTACCGCATGAGCGACCTGCGCGGGTCTGGTCAGATCGAACAGGACGCAGACTGGATCGCCTTCCTGTGGCAGCCAGCCCAAGGCAGCAGCTATCCAGAAGGGTACGCAGAAATCGACATTGCAAAGCACAGGCACGGCGCCAAGGGCAGGTTTCGATTGCACTGGCACGGCGCGACGTACAGATATTCTGACGCCGACGACACAAAGCCTATTGACAGTGTCAACAAGTCAAGCTATGTTGCTTGAGCAAGCGGGGGAGCGCCCGCACGGAGGAGCCAGTGGAACAGAAGACAGATTGGACGCAGCTCATTGGTGACGCAGGCGAAATCATGATCATTGCCGATCACAAGAAGCGCAGAATTAGCCTGATGGTCATGACCAAGACAAACAACGGCTACGGCCACATCACGTTGTGGGTGACAAGTTTGGACCAGGTCGAGCAGCTCATGCTCAACCTCAACAGCGCGCTGAGCGTAGCCTTCGCGGAGGAGTTCTGATGAAGCTGCAAGACCTGAAGTTCGAACGCAGCACCAAGCCGCGCAGTGAACTCATCACCGCAAGCGACGTCGCTGCAATCCTCAACCTGTCGCCGTGGCAGTCGCCGCGTGATGTGTGGATGCGCAAGAAGCACAACGAGCAGCAGCCTGAGACTGCGGCCATGCGCCGTGGCACCGCTGCAGAGGATGTGCTGGATGACTGGTACGTCATGAACGGCTACGACACCGTGCCGCCGATGGCGCACATGCCAGGTCTGCGTCACGGTGACGCACCTATCGTAGGCCCAGAGGATTGGATGGCGTGCAGCCCTGACGCTATCTGCATGGACGGCAACGACGACATGTACCTAGTGGAGTACAAGACCAGCAGCCAGCCTTGGTTCAAGGGTGTGCCCAACTACTACGTCGAGCAGGTGCAGTGGCAACTGCGGTGCATCCCTCGCGCGAAGTATGCAGTGCTGGTGGCTGTGACTGACATGCCCAAGTTGCTGGATGAGATGCTCGGCAACGAGAACGTCATCATCCGTCATGAGGGGCAGCAGTTGATGCGCAGCCTGCTGACGCACAAATTGCTGAACGTGCAGTGCTACGTCATCGAGCGCAGCCACGCCAACGAACTGCACCAGTACATCAAGGCCTGGTACGACAGGCACATAGTGCTTGGCGTCGAGCCTGAGGTGTCTGGCAAGGATCTGGAGCGCATGAAGTCAACTTGGATGGAGTCAGGCGCAGACAAGACTGTGCGTGCAGAAACCCTCAAAGACCCAGACAAGATCGAGTCGCTGGTCATGCAGCTTGGCATTGCAGAGCAGAGCCTGGAACACGCAGAGAACATGGTGCGCACAATCAAGAGCGAACTGCTCTGGGAATGGAGCCAGCAAAGCAAGGATGCGGACCTGATCTATCTGCGCAACGGCAAGAGCATCAGTTACAAGATGCAGAAAGGCCGCACAATGATCGACACAGAACGGCTCCGCCGCGATTACCCGACGATCGCAGCAGAGTACACGAAGGAAGGCGCTGCGTTCCGCGTCCTTCGTACTTGATAGAACGCTTGGAGGTACAACATGTTGATGTGTAGCACAGAGATTGTCGAGGTTGCCAAGGCCATCCTGCAAGTGCAGGGCAAGGTCAGCGGCGTAACCAAGGATGCAAAGGCTGACGCGGGACGCAGGGTGTACAAGTACGCCACGCTCGACGCCGTCATCTCGGAGGTGCGTGATGCCTGCGTATCGGCTGGACTGGTGCTTCTCCAGGCGCCATCGCTCGACCATGAGTCGGGCGTCGTGGCAATCGAGACGCGCTTGGTGCATGCCGCATCGGGACAGTGGATGGCGTGCAGTTCCTCCTGCGCCGCCAATGCGGGAGACGCGCAGAGCGTCGGGTCGGCTCAGACGTACATGCGTCGGTACGGCCTGATGGCGCTGCTCGGTCTGGCACCTGAGGATGACGACGGACAGGCTGCGCGCGGTGCGCCGACTGGCCAACCGCAACCTGCGCGTCATCCAAGCAGCGACGCAGGGCGTCAGCGGATTGTCGACCGCTTGCAGCAGATGCGCCAAGCGCTGAACCTGCAGGTCGGAGAGTACAACGGACTCAGCGAGCAGGAGTTGATCGCTGAAGGAACCAAGCTGCGCAAGCAGATGGACGAGCGAGGTGTGAAATGAACGGCGACCGCATCATGTTTGGCGCAGACCTTACGCTGTCGGCGCGGGTGCATGACCTCAAGCATGCAGACAAAGGACCGTCAATTCTTGTGCTGCAGGTGCTGCACGGCAAGGACAAGAAGACTGACCAGTTCAAGCCCACCTCGTTCTTCGAACTCAAGGTGTGGAACAAGAACTCTGACAGTTTCTTGGCGGTCAATCCCAAGAAAGGCGATCACGTCAAGGCGACTGCGTGGGGCAGCACTGACCAGTGGATCGACAAGGACGGCATGACCAAGCGCAAGCTGGTGTGGACGCTCAAGGACATCGAGGTCGTCGAGCGGTACATCGAGCGCATGGCACGCAAGGACCCAGCGGGAGACATCGTTATCGACCCTGACGACATCCCGTTCTAAGTGACGGCGAGTCCTGCGCGGCCAGACATGCGCGGGCGCGGCACAGAGCGATACGGGGTGCGCTATTGGGCCAGCAAGGTGCTGTTGACATTGGGGGATGTCATCACAGGTGCAAATCCTGTGGCCCGACTAGTCGCAGGAGCGAAACCTGCTCGGTGGTCGAGGCTCTAGTGAGGACGGGAGGCGGGATCGAAACCCGATGATATGTGGCTGCACGAAACAATAACTGCAGCCTAACTCTGGTGAGACAAAGACCCGCCGCCCCGGCGTCAAGGGCGCAAAGACGGAGGTGACAGATGCTAAGCAAAGAAGAAATCAAGATCCGCATGCGTATTGTTGAAGCAGACCTGAAGACCATGACTGACTACATGATGTTGCAGCTAGGCAAAGGAGATATGCACGGCGTGATGGATGCGACCGCAGACATCCGCGAGTTGACCGCAGAACTCAAGGCGTACCGAAGCGTAGTGGAGGTAGACGATGAAGATCATCGGCATTGACCCAGGCAAGACAATAGGTCTTGTGCTGTACGACAAGGACAACGCCTGCGCACTGGATGCGTACCAGGTGCAAGCTGGCGATGAACAACTGCCGCAGGTGATGAACATCGTAGACAGTTGGGTTGCGCAAGGCGCATCCATCGTAGCCATCGAGTGGCCCCGCATCTACGCCAAGGCAGGCAACGATGTGGCCGACACGATCGCACAGTGCGGCATGCTGTGGTGGGCGCTTGGTGCCAGGTCCATCCCAGATGCTGCGCCTGTCTGGCTGAAGAAGCGTTCTGTCTATGGCTACGCTGTGTACCGCTCGACTGTATGCGCGCTGCTCAGCGGCCACATGGGCCAGCTCGTACGCAGCGACGGCGGTGTATGGGCTGCGCTTATCGACATCCACGGTGGACGCGGCAAGGCAGATGGCCGCAAGGTCGGCCCGTTTGCCTGCCTGACTGGCAAGCCGCATGCAAGGGCTGCACTGGCTGTGGCTTGGACCGCATCGCAGAGCATGGTGTAGTCCTTGACAATGGCGTAGTGTCAGGTCATGATGACGATGGAGGTCAAGATGAAAGACTTGTTGGCGTTGTTGCTGTTCCCCACTGAGTTTGCTGTGTCGATTGCACTGTGGGCTGGCATGCTCGCAGTTGTTGCGTACGAGGTGTTGCGGTGATCGGGCTGGCGATCTGGCTGCAAGCGCTGCTTGCTACGCAAGAACCTGTACTGGCGTGCGCAGGAACTTCTGACGAGTTGCGGTTTGGCCTGCTCGGTATCTTGCAGGCTGTAGAAGAAGGCCGCTGTGAGGTAGTGCTATGACTATTGACTTCAGCAAGATTGTGTACTGCGAGAAGGAAGGCTGCAAACACATGGCCTTTCGCAAGGGCATGTGCAGGTCGCACTACTACAAGGACTACTACGAACAAACCAAAGCACGCCGTCCAGGTCGCCCACCCAAGGTGACGGAATGCACAGTGTGCGGCGACGTCAACACGATTGCCCGCAGCCTGTGCTGGAAGCACTACCAGAAGTGGCGCCGCACTGAAGGCAACGGGTATCCAAAGCCAGTCCCTCCGTGTGAAGAAGGAAAGAAGCACGTCTACACCAAGGCTGGTGTTTGCCTGCGGTGCGGGTGGTCCAAGCCGACGGCGTCGAGCGCGCCGATCGCCCCGTAGATCTGGCCAGCCCAATCGCACATAGGTCGGAACAACTGCGGGGATGTGTCCCGCCTGCGGTGTAGGCAAGGTGTCGGCACCGCACGGCGGGGACGGAGGAGGAGACAATGAACGAGGAACTGGCAAAGCGGGCCGTGGCCTGCAAGCACTGGGCGTGGATGCAGGGGATGCTTACCACAAGTGAAATGCGAGTTGTAAGCGTCGGACACGCATCGTTGATTGTGTTGGACGACGAGTTTGATTTGGTTGAAATTACAGACGGTAAGGCCATACCCAACCTCGACGACCCCGCGACGCTGGGCTGCCTGCTGGCGCTGGTGCGGGAGGCTTGGGGCGATACATTGGCTGTGTGTATTCCGAGAAGTCATACCAACTGGGAAGTGCGATTGGTTCCTTTGCATGGTTGGACGCACTGCGCTTGGGGGAACTCTGAGATCGAAGCGCTTGTCGCCGCACTAGAGGCAGCGCCATGAGCTATCGGGTAGGTATCACAGGAACGATGGCAGCCGTCCTCCGCGTGGAACCGACCGAGCCGTGCATCGTGTGCGACGGATGCGGCTTGCGACGGACGGTGTACAGCCAGCGGGGCATCGGCGCACCTGCCGCATGGTTCCTCGACCGCAAGCCCGCGCCGGGATGGGAGCTTGTGCGGGTGGCGGACGAGAGGGGCTGGGACTACTGCCCGTCCTGCAAGGCAAAACGCAAGGAGGCCAAATGAAAGGACTCGCGATTGAGGTCGTCCGCGACGACTTGGAGCCGTTCGAGTGCGACTGCTGCGGGTCGTCGGAGCGATGGGTAGTGCTGCTGGGGGAGAAGATCCACTACCTCGACGGCACGACACGCTTGCGCCATGGCGCATTGCTGATCGGACACGGGCCAGACAAGCTGCGTGCGCTGCTGGATGCCAGCGCGACGCTCAAGTACCTGATCGAGGAGGTGGGGACATGAACACGGATCATGTGGTGGTGCAGGGCAGCGATATGTGGTGCAAAGCCTGCGGCAAACGCGAGCCAATCAAGCTGCCCCTGAGCGCCAAGGACTTCTCCATCCATGTGCAGACGTGGGCGGAGCAGCACAAGGTCTGCGCGAGCTACTCCAAGCGCGGGGACAAGCAGGTGGCTGCGTCGGCAATCATGCAGGCGCTGGCAAGGATTGCCCGACTGGGGCCAGACGCGCAGGAGCTGGCGTTGGATGCCCGGCATGCGTTCGAAGAATACCAGCGCGCCGATCCTCGTACGGTTGTCGCGTACGACAGCGGGCGATCGGTGTGCCTGCATTGCGGGACGCCCTACGAGGGCAAGGAGGCCGCGCCATGAAGCAGACGATCGAGGTCGAGATCAGACGTATTGCGCTGGGATGGTTAGCAGTTGCCCGCCGCAACGGTGTGTGGATCCTGCAAGCACAAGCAGCCAGCAAATCGGAAGCAACGCAGGAAATCTATTTGCGACTGCGTGAGTTGCGCGACGGTATCGACGCGGCGCTAAAGGAGATGTGATGGGCAAGCCGATGGACTGTGCCGCACTGCGAGAGGCCGTCGAGACGTGGCCCGAGCTGGATCGCCTGCGACGGCTGCGGGAGGCAATCGCACTGTGGCCCGCTTCGATCCACGAACAGTGGTGCAATATCCGCGCAGATTACCCGTGCGACTGCGGTCACACTGAGGTCAAGGTGGCAAGAGAGGCTGCACGGCGGCTGGTCGGTATCGAGGAGGATGCGCCGTAATAAAGCGACCCTGCACGATAACATCGGCAACGATACCGTGCAGACACAATCGACGCCCACGGTGGGCGCGACAGCCTGACGGGCGCACACGGCTTCCAAGCGGCCAGCGACGTCAAACACAGACGAGGACACATGCCAGGTATTGAAGCCATCATCTCCGCCCTGATTTGGGTCGAGTCGCGCGGCGTGCCGACTGCCACCAGCGGCTGTTTCCGCGGGCTGATGCAGGTATGCACGCGGTGGGCGCACTGCACGCCTGACGAGCTCTACGACCCTGCGACAAACCGCCGCGAGGGCGAACGGCTGCTGCGGTACTGGTACCGCCAAGGCGGCAACGACTGGGGCAAAGCGCTGGCTGCGTACAACTGCGGATGGAATGGGCTGAAAGGCAAGTGCGGTACCGCCTATGCCAACAGGGTGCTGCGTCTGGCGAGGTCGCTGTGAACTTGGATTTTCGCTGCGGCCAGTGGCAGGAAGTGCTTGCCGACATCGGCGAAGTCGATGCCGTGATCTGCGATCCGCCTTACGGTGCGAGGACGCACAAAGGACACAACAAGGCAAGCGACCAGGTGCGCAGCGCAACAGGCCAGAAGACGCGAGCCGATCTGCATTATACCCACTGGACGCCTGACGATGTGCGCGCGTTTGTCGCGCACTGGGCACCCAGATGCAGAGGCTGGATGGCCTGCATGACAAGCGACGACCTGATACCCGTGTGGCGGCAGGCGTATGCAGACGCGGGTAGGTACGACTTCGCTCCCGTAGGTGTGCTGACGTACCATCCCAGGCTTACAGGCGATGGTCCTGGTAGCGGGTTGGTATACCTGATGGTGTCGAGGCCGAAGTCCCGCAAGTTCCAAGGTGGGTGGAGCAACCCGCCTTGGTACGGACCGTACTACCCTGCCACAGAGAAAATGCACATCGGCGGAAAACCTCTCGACCTGATGAAGAAGATTGTGTCAGATTACAGCAGGGAAGGAGACATTGTCTGCGACCCTTGTGCGGGCGGCGCGACTACGCTGCTTGCAGCGGGTGAACTGGGTCGGCATGCGGTAGGCGCAGAGTGCGACAAGGACACCTACACCAAAGCGCTAGACAGGCTGCGCTTGGCGATAAATCAACAGAGCCTGTTTGCACCTGCACAGGTGCTGGTACAGGATGACTTGCCGTGGTAAGACCTTACGACCTGACCCGTTGGCGCTCGATGGCCTCGCATGCACACAGGCATGAGCTGTCCGAGCCTGTCCGAAGACTGTGCGATGAAGTAGAGTTGCTCCAGAAGGACCTGAAGGAGCAACTGGAAATCAACGCTCGTCTACTACAGTCACAGTCTTGGACTGAATCCGATCGACCTGTGCATCCGCAACAAGCGCAACAGCCAGACTAGCCAGGTACTCGACCAGCACTACAGCAAGTGCAGGTTCGATGCCCAGCTGCTGCGCATACGGCAGTGCGTAGATCCCGATCTCCGACTTGAGCCGTTCTGCATCCAGATGCAGAGGCTTGACGTCGCCTGCTTCCCTGCGGGCAAGATCTTTCAGACTCATGCTGCCTCAGTACTCGACGTTGTCGGCGAGGATTTCCGTCTGCACCTTGCCGTCGCAGCCGATAGTCACGCGGCCTGCGGGCTTGGGCAGGGTTGGGTGCGAGGTGATGACGATAGGTGTGCGCTTGCACTGCGTAGGACCGCAAGCTGCGCACAAGATGCAGGCTGCCAATAGGTAACGCATCAGGTCACCCCTACCAGGTCGGTGTCCTTGATAGAACCCTGAAGAACCAAGTTGCCGACAAGTTGCGGAGGAGTCGGATTGGCAGGGTCGTACCCTTGCGTGATGTGAGCCCAGCTGGTCTGCAAACTGGCGTCTTTCAACTCGATGACGCGAGTGCTGCCGTCAGACAACTTGATGACGATAGATACTTCCATGGTAGCTCCTAGTAGTACTCTCCGAAGACTTCCCAAGTGACGACCGCTGCGCAACCCGTCACGTCTGTGCAGGTGACGCGGAGTGTAGTACCTGCTGCTGTCGTTGCAATAGTCGCTGCTGCCAAGTTGCCGACAGTGAGCGCTGTGCCGAGTTGGTCTGCGCCAACTTGGGTCAGCACGCCAGCGCCGTTGCCCCACATCGCGTCAAGCGTGCGGCCAAAGATGTCAGGCATGGCTGCCGCGGACTTGGCTTTGACGGTGATGCGCAAGAAGCGGAGGTCGCCGTTGTTGGGTAGCGTGAACAGCGTCAGATTGACCGCAGAGCCCGCTGTGCCGTTGGTTGTACCTGTGGCGTAGATGCTGTACTTGTTGCTGTTTGTCAGCCGCCCGTTGGTTGTGGTTGTTGGCTGCTGACCAGCGGTCAGGGCCGCATCGTTGAGCGCTAGTTCCTTACGCGATGTTCCAGTGGTGATAGTCAAATATGCTTTATCAGTAAGGAACTCGACAGCACCTGCTTCTGCAGCAGTCATTAGGTTGCCACTGGTGAACTTGAGAGGAGCCGTTGTCGCAGCAGTTGTACCTGCTTTGAGATGCAACAAAGCAGTCGGCGTTGTAGTGTCACCGACTCTTGCTTTCTGCACGATAAACGTCTGTCCCGCAGAACTAATACGAA